GACACGGCGTCTGCGAGCAAGACGAAATGTCTTGCAGATGTAGATTCTACACCGTACGAGTTCTTCGAAGATCTTGCAGAAGTCCGTGAAACAATTGAGTTTCTCCGGAACCCCCTGCAAGGCTTGGCTGATTTATCTAAGGTCTATAAGAAGCGAAAGCGGAATATAGAACGTAGAGGCGACAGTTATAATCCCAAATGGGATAGAAAGGCAGAAGCGAAAGCTCTTGCCAGTCTCTGGAACCAATACCAGTTCGCCGCAGCTCCCCTTGTTCGGTCTTGTTTGACCGCTCTGGAAGCGTGGAATGAACGTGAAAACCTTAGAAGACCTAAACGCCGTAGTGCACACGGTTACTCTAGAAGTAGAGATACCGGATGGCAACTATGGCAAAAGCTAGCTCAATTTAGCGAATGTTTTGAATATCGCCGAGATGATGCTAGCGAGGTCTTTAGCCATGCCACTATCTATTACGAGGTTGACAACCCACTAATGGATTGGAAATTCGCCCTCGGACTGCGATTGAAGGATGTACCTACGACTATGTGGCAAATCATGCCACTTAGTTTCATGGTAGATCGACTGGTTAATGTTCAGCATGCTATAGCTGGACTAATCAATCTTCATGACCCGTCTGTAACGTTCCTTGCCGCCAGCCTTACGCGCCGCTATACTCAAGAGTGGACAATATCCCTCGAGAGAAAATGGCACCCGTTTGGCACAATGACGTTCGCAATAAATCGCCCCGATAAGGTCAACTTTCTCAAGTTTACCTATGATCGCGACTTGTGGACACCAAGCGTCCGTGATACGATCCCCCCAGTAACATGGGATGGTCTTACCTCGGATATCGTAAAAACTACTGATCTTATAGCGCTCACACTGAGCTTCATCCTGTAGCATTGCGCTACAAAGATGATGGGATCATACAAACCAAAAAGGTGATAAGCATGTCCTTAATAAATGCAAGCGTTCTGTCTGGAGCAACAATTACTCCGACAGGTGGTACGGCTCTCTCGTTTACGGGAACCGGGATTGTAGGCGGTAATATGCACACGTTGATCTGTGACCAGGACGATGATTTTCGTACTCGCCGCAGCATCGTATGCACCGCTAAACAGCCCAAGGTCTCCGTAGGAGCGCCAAATGGCTTAACTCAGGCCCGCGGGAAGCTTGTTTTCAAGTTCCCCAAAATCCTGGACAATCTCAACCTAACCGTGGAAACGGTAGGTATTGAGGTCGCCTACGATAGCGAAAGCACCGTAGCCGAAGTCCAGGCAAATATGAAAATCGCGTGTCAGGCTTTAATTGACAGCGATTTTGCGGACTTCTTCACTCGTGGAAATCTGACATGAATGAGAGCACTCAAAACGCTCTCGTGTGGCTGTCCAGGATCATTATACTTGCTCTTCGCAAGTTTATTGATCTTATGGTCGGCCGTGTGCCAGATAAACTCACGGATGAGGTAGAGGATAGGCGTCAAAACCTACACCTCTAGCCATTTCCACTAACTCTCTCTCAAACAGGAGATCTCCAATGAGAAAGAAAGCTAAGATCTTTAGTCCTGACACAATCAAAGACAAGATTTGTCAGGCGGTGTTACGTGACACGGGGACCCACAACAAGTGTATAGGGTCTTATCGTGGCGTTTTTGATACGCAACTTAATAGGTTGGGTTTCGAGATTGACAAGAAATATGTGTCTTCTCGAACGGATACTGCGAAATTGGCAGAGTTGGCTTACAGGAAATTCCTGAACGTCAACGAGCATATGCTTGGATTCGGACAAGAAGGTTTAGACCTTCCTCCACCTGAGTATCGCATGCCTCAGAGTCGCTATAGCGCAAGACACAATGTCTTGCTTCGTGCTAGAGCGATCTGTAAAAGCGTCTTATCCCCCTTTACCGAAGACGAGTGGTTCCTTGCTTGTAAGCATGGGAACGGTTCCTCTCTGGGTGTACCATTCGTGGATACATCCGTTGAGGCCAAGTC